AGACTTTGCCGAAAAGATGATTCGACTTCACATTGCTGGCGATTCTCAGAAATTGCATGAAGCGATTCACAAGGAACTGGCAAACACGATTCTTTTTATTGCCGAATTGAGAGCAGAAAAAGAGTTTGCCAAAGACCCGTACTGCTTTGACGACATTCCATTCTAACCAACCACACGGGCGCACCATGCGCCCTTTATCGGAGGATTTATGAGCAACATCGTAGTAGCCCAAGCAAACAAACTTGCAGATTCACTCGGCCTGACCGGAACCGGCGATGAACTGGTCACCACATTGAAATCGACAGCATTCAAAGGTCAGGTGTCGGATTCACAACTGGCTGCGCTGCTTATTGTTTCCAATCAATACGGCCTCAACCCTTGGACAAAAGAGATTTACGCTTTCCCAGACCGTAACGCAGGTATTGTGCCTGTTGTGTCTGTCGATGGTTGGGCACGAATCATCAATCAGCACCCGCAATTCGATGGTATGGAATTCAGGCAGGACGATGAATCCTGTACTTGCATTATGTACCGCAAAGACCGTAGCCACCCAACCACGGTCACCGAATACATGAGCGAATGCAAACGCAGTGCACAACCGTGGCAGTCCCACCCAAAGCGTATGCTGCGACACAAAGCATTGATTCAGTGTGCCCGTCTTGCTTTCGGTTTCGCAGGTATCTATGACGCAGACGAAGCCGACCGCATCGCCGAATCTGTAAATCAGCAGATGGTCAAGGAAATTGACGCACTTGGCAATGAGCAAATCGCCCAGGAATCCGAGGAAATGCGTGTACCTGCGGACGATGCTGCATCAAAGGGTGTTCAGGCATACCAGGCTTTCTGGAAGGAACTCACCCCAGCACAGCGCAAAGCATACGGCACCGAGGCGCACAATCGCAGGAAAGCCATTGCAATGCAGGCGGACAAAGACCGGACCATCGAAGCAGAACCGGTCGAGGAAAGCCCAGGAACTAAGCAGTTTTTTGCGGAAATGGACAAAACCGTTAGCGATTTTTTCGGGGAGTAATCAACCATGAAAATCATCAATGTTGAACAAGGCTCGGCAGAATGGCTTGCTATCCGCACCGGAGTTCTGTCGGCCTCCAATGCGGCTGATTTTCTGTCCGTCAAAAAAGATGGCTCGATGACAGCAGCGGGTAAAACGCTGGCGCACAAACTGGCTTTGGAGCGAATCACGGGAAGCCTGTGCGATAACTTTGTTGGCAACACTGCGACACAGTGGGGCAAAGACAATGAAGCACTTGCCGCTGATGCGTATGAGGTTCGCACAGGCCAGATTCTTACAAGTGTAGGGTTTGTCTTTCACGGCGAACTGTCAGCCGGTTGTAGCCCCGATAGGCTCATTTGTGATGACAACGGAAAGCCAATCGGCGCATTGGAAATTAAATGCCCGTTCAGCCAAACCAAAGTAGCTGAAATCTGGGCAACTGGCGATGTGTCGGAATACGAACAGCAATGCAAGTTTCAGATGTATATCTGCAATCTGCAATGGGTCGATATCGGGGTTTACGACCCTCGATTAAGCAGGGCGGGGCTTGACCTGTTCGTCACTCGGTTTGAGCGTGACGAATCAGAAATGGCAGACATTGACCAGAAAACACGCAAATTCCTGGCGTATGTAGACAGCATCGAAGCAAAAATCCGAGCAGCAGCAAACAAGTAAACAACCCGCCGGCGAAAGCCGGCATTTTAAGGAGTCAAAAATGAGTCGAGCGGTAGTCGTCATAGACCGTGGGTGGATTTTTGCGGGTGACATAAAACGTGAGAATGGTCGCATCAAACTTGGTAGGGCAGTGCATGTTGTTCGGTGGGAATCGGTCGGCTTTGACGGTGTTATTTCAAACCCAAAGTCAAGCAAAGTAACGATAAAGCCAATGCCAAACGGCGTAGACATTCCGGAAGGAGCAGAGATTTTTTGTGTGCCAGTTTCTGAGGATTGGGGGCTGTAATGAGTTATGACAGTTTTAAGCCCGTTGGAGATATAGACGGCTACGGCTATGGGTGTGGATATGAGGGCGGGTATTTCACCGGATACATCAATCGAGATGAATCAGGTTACGGCAATGGAGACGGTTACCAAAAAGGTTACAACAATGGCAATGGTTACGGTAATGGATTAGGAAACAATAACGCTCATGGCAACGGAAGCGGCCACGGAAATGGATACGGAAGCATATTCGGTGACGGATACGGAGACGGCTGCGGGTGCGGATATGGTCACGGCCACGGCAACGGGAACGGAACACCCTCAAACAACCCACGAAAAATTAGGAATTGAAATGAATCAATTTTTTTCAGACGTACAAAAGTTTATGACCATCGCAGGGCAGCTGGACAGCGATGGATTTAACGCACGGCAGACAGCCCTTTACATCGGTCTGCAACTGGAGGAAATGGCAGAGAAACTTGAAGCCTGCGGGTTTAATTCTGCAAGTCCTGCCGTTAGCCTTCTGCACAATGCTAGCGCTGATTTCAAAAGAGGACTATTCGATGCAATGGTTCAGAGGGCAGACAAGGAGGCTTTGCTTGATGCCGATATCGACTTAGCCTGGGTCACAATTGGATCCGCATTGTCTCAGGGGGCGAATGTAGAGGGTGCTGCGGCAGAGGTTAGCAGGGCAAACCTTGCAAAATTTCCTGAAGGTGTTGCGGTGCGGGATGACAACGGAAAGGTAGTAAAGCCCGAAGGCTGGACAGGGCCAAACTTATCAGCATTTATCCAAAGCAAATAAATTAAACGGAGGTCGCCCAGGTCAGTCTGGGCGCGTAAAAATGAGCACACAAACACAAATTTTAGAATTTTTGGAAAAAACAGGGCAGGCCACATCGCTACAAATCTCGGAAGCTACAGGGTTGAACCGTGACACGGTGTTGCAGTACCTCAACGCAATGCTGAATGACTGCATGGTTTACCGAGGCGACAAACTTGGCTCTGGCGGCTTTCTGTGGTCGACTAAGCCGATGAAACTGCGCCACGAACTGGTTCTGGACGCACTAAAAAAACATCGCACGCTGACTGCAGCAGAGATATCCGAAGCAACCGGAATCAATAAAAAAATGCTTTCCGAGATACTTAGAAAGATGGAGTTCAGCAACTCCATTGCATCAGACATTCAACCGTTCAGAGGATTGACCATCAAAACCTATTGGGTTCACGACCCAGATGCAGAGGTCAAATACTTCCGCCACAAACCTGTGGAACAGCACATACCAGAAAACCCGTTTGCCCACTTGTTCAAAGGTTCGCCGTGGCAGGGGGCAGAGAACTTTATAAAAGCAGACCCAAACAAGTAAACATCACTTGACACATGATTACCGTTTCGTGTTATTATTCACACATCGCAGCACAACACACACAACGGAGAATACGATGAAACAATACATGAACCTCGCAACCGGAAGCGTCGATACCAAGGACGGCTGGTGGTACGAGAATGAGGACGGCAAGCTGGTAAATGCCGTGACGATTGGCGAAGTGGTTGAAGTTCAGTGGTCAGAAGATAGCCAGAACTGGATTGAGGTTTGAGGTTGGAAGTGGAGAATGACCATGCCACATCACACAACGGAGAAATGATGGACGAACAAAAAATGCTTTCAATTGCAATGAAAATGCGAGAAACAGCAGCCGATTTAATTACCCAGGCCGAATTGATTGAGCTTGATGTAAAGATTCAGCGGGTAAAGACAATGCCAAACGGAGAATTGTTAGCTTTGCTTCTTGAGGTTGGTCACAAGACTAAACAAACAAACGGGGGTAAAAATGTTTAATCGTAGCAAGTCACAACTATCGAATTTGGCAATGCGCAGGGTTTTCCCATACGAACAACTTTCAAGCGATGAAAGCTGGTTTGACCGTCATCCAGTCGTTTCTGGTGGCCTTGTCGGGGCATTGTTCGCAGTAATGATGTATCTAGGATTGGTTCTGAGGTGAGCAAATGAATCCGTTCAATCAAAAGATGGAGCCGACTGTCTGGGTTGTTCATCGGCTAGCACCGACTTACATGCACACCGTATTTTGCAGCCCAGACCGTGCAAAGTGCATTGCATTCATCGACGAGGCTCATAAATGGTATGACCGTGTTTTCATGTCTGACCCTGTGCCGCTTTATGAAGTTCGCAGTGGTTGGATTCTCAAACAACTAGACCATCCATTCGTCACAAACCGACTTAAACGGGCATGGCTGGCATTGAAGGGGGAATTATGAAACAAGTATCTGCATTAACGCTATCGCTGGCAGCAGGTGCTAGCGTGCATCAGGAAGCATTGAACACGATTCAAAATCTGAACACACCGCACAAGAATCATGAGGACATTAAGCGCATCACTGAGCTGTACAGAAGCAAGTTGCCTACCGTTGGCGATGGCAAAGACTGGGCGCGTCAAATCATGATCGAGCAGCACAAGTTTCACCCGATGGCAATCAAGTGGGCAAAAGAAATTCTAAATGGTGGTGTGAAATGAGCGACCAAATCGAAACAGGTGTTTTGGCATTGACAAAAACCGACGAAATTTTAGCTTTGCTTTCGTCCAGGCCAATGACCAGCGAAGAGATTGAACGTGCAACAGGCCTGACGAAAAACAAACTTTGGGGGTTGATGAAATCGCCACTCCAGCGCATGAAAGTTAAAAGGACAAAGCAGGGGTTCTGGGCAATCGACAAGACGT